TGAAATGTTTAGCGGAGGTCAGAATGATCGTTGAATATGCACGAACACGCCCTGACGCACATGACCCACAAAGAGCAAATCCTTCGGATGCTGGACTAGATGTTTTTTACTCGCCGGTCAATGAGGGACAAGCTGTTTCAGTAAATCCCGGCGAGAGCCGTATTATTCCCACAGGTTTGCGATTTGGTATTCCACACGGGTATATGCTGGAGGTAAAAAATCGAAGCTCTGTGGCTTCAAAACGTTCTTTGCTTGTTGGAGCTTGCGTTATCGATTCCGGGTATGATGGAGAGGTCTTTATCAATTTACACAACGTCGGCAAGAGCCCGCAGTTTTTGAAGTCAGGCGATAAGATTGCACAAGTTGTGATGATTCCAGTTGTAAACTTTCGGGCTATCCAAAGCACATCAGGCGATCTGTATCGCAGTCCAATCACTATCAGCGACCGCGGCGCCGGCGCATTAGGAAGTACAGATGAATAAATCAACACAGAGAACAATGTTTAGCTCTAAGACTGGAAATTGGGCAACACCACAAGAGTTTTATGATAAACTTAATTGGCGCTTTGGACCATTTGATCTAGATCCGTGCGCCAGCACACACAACACAAAGTGTGCTAACTTTTTTACTGAGGCTGAAAATGGTTTGGAAAAAGATTGGGAAGGCTTTACATGCTTTGTTAATCCTCCATATGGTAGAGGTATTGACAAGTGGATTGAAAAAGCATATAATGAAGCTATGAAATCAAATACCAAGGTAGTGATGTTGATTCCTGCGAGAACAGATACAAAGTATTGGCACAACTATGTTATGAAGGCATCCGAAATTCATTTTGTGAAAGGTCGCCTTAAATTTGGAGACAGTGATAACTCTGCACCGTTTCCCTCCGCTATAGTTGTGTTTGATGGAGGCGGAGAGCTTTGGAGAGTTGAAGGCATTAACAGATAGGAGTTTACAATGACCGAAGAAATTTTACAAGCTGCCATTCTGCAGCTTCGATCAAAAGCCACTGAAAGGTTTGCTATTATTAAAGACTTATATCATAGACCAGCCACAACAGACACGGTTGATCAAATTGTTAGTCATTCGGTAGCGTTAGCACAACTTGAGGGAGCAATGGTTACCCTTCAGCAGTATTCACCAGCTTTGTCAAAGCAGACAGAAGATGAGGAAGTTTCTAATACGCCAGAAGAACCTACGCCTGTTGAGGTGGAAGAAGAGCCAGAACAAGAAAGTTCTTCTTTGGGGCATGACGAACTAATGAAGCGATCTCCCACTTATCGAAAGTCTATGAGTAAAAAGAAAGGTAAGAAAAGCAATGAATCGTAAGCAGCGTAGAGCAGCAGCCAAGATGGCTCAGAAGTCTGACACAAAAGCTCTTGCGGACAAGATGTTTCAGTTTGATAAGCTTGGTGATAGCTGTCTAGTTTGTGATGCGCCTTTTGACAAGAAAAGCAAGGAAATGGCCAGGACATGGAGCGTAGTTGTAGCAGACGAAGATACTGTTAGGCTATACTGTCCAGCTTGCTGGAATAGAGCCAACAAGCTTGTAACTAAACTAAAAGAGGAGAAAGAAGATGCCAGTGAATAGAATTTCTAAAGAGGCTATTATGAAAATGAGACGAGGTCAGGTAAACGTACCTGATCAAACAACTTGTGTTATTAAGTTTTATTCAAATGGTTGTCACTTGTGCCATGCGCTGAGTTCCTATTATAAAGATATTTCTGATTCGTATGATAATGTTATGTTTTTTGCCTATAACGTCGATGATGACGAAGAGATTTCAGATATGTTAAACCTGAACGGAGTACCATCAATTACTATGTTTAAGGTCAAACAAGGTAAGAAGGCAGTCATCAGGAATCTTGCGGATCCCGATAAGCCAAATGAAGAAACATGGTTTACTTCAAATCAAATCAAGAATTTTATTGACAAGGAATTAAAATGAATCGCACCCTTAATGTGTCTTATGATGATGTGCTGCTGAAGCCGCAATACTCAGACATCACGTCACGCAGCCAGATTGACATATCAGTAGAGCTATCTAATAATATTAATTTATCTTTACCTGTCATTGCATCACCAATGGACACTATTTCAGAATCTAAAATGGCTGCTGCCATGAGTAATAGTGGAGGCATGGCTATTGTTCACAGATACAACACTATTTCTGAACAGGTGGGTCTTGTTACGAGTGCCCACCATTACACGGAGACTACACCGCTTTACGGCGCTGCCGTTGGTATATCAGGCGATTATCTTGAGAGGGCTTCTGAGTTAATAAATGCCGGTGTGCGAGTTTTATGTGTTGACGTTGCTCATGGTCACCATATTCTTATGAAGGGCGCATTAGAGAGCCTTAGAGCGTTGCCAAACATCGAGGGTGTTCACATTATGGCTGGAAATGTAGCTACTTTAGAGGGCATCAATGATTTAGCAGACTGGGGAGCAGACTCTGTTCGGTGTAACATTGGCGGGGGCTCTATTTGTTCTACTCGAATCCAGACCGGTCATGGCATGCCGGGTCTACAAACCATCTTTGAGTGTGCAAAAACTGACAGAGATGTAAAGATAGTTGCAGACGGAGGAATCAAAAACTCTGGCGACATCGTGAAGGCATTGGCTGCTGGGGCAGACATTGTAATGGTTGGCTCTTTGTTGGCTGGCACGCACGAAACTCCTGGAAATATAATAAAGGACGGAGAGGGTCACGCATGGAAAGAATATAGAGGCATGGCATCTAAGGAAGCGCAGATGGAGTGGCGAGGCAAGTATTCATCATTTGAGGGTGTTGCAAGTCGAGTGCCCTATCGTGGACCTGTGGCCGATGTTCTAAACGATTTGGAAAAAGGCATTCGTTCTGGCTTCTCATATAGCGGCGCACGCAACCTGACAGAATTACATGCAAAGGCACAATTCTTACTTCAGTCATCGTCTGGTTTGTCTGAGAGCCGAACACACATTTCAACGAGGAACTGGTAATGACTAATGAAATTGATTATGGGAAACTAAACAAAAGGATCGTGTTTACAGAAAATGATCACAGACACGTAAAGTTTTTGATGAAATTGAAGGAGCTGGGTATTACTCAGTCAAAGTTTTTTCGAAGCATCATTACTGGGGTTATAGAGGATGATGACAGGCTTTTCAGTTATATGTCTGATACTACCAAGCTTTCTAAGAAAAGGGTTGCAAAGGCAAGTGCTCTCAGAGAGACCGGTAAACAAACTGTGTCCGATATGGGATTAGCCCCGAATGAGATAGAGAACTTGTTCGACCTTATTGAAGAGGAGCACCCTGACCTATGAGTAATAAGAAAAAGGAAGATGGGTTATTAGATTGCTCCAAGAGGTGTATAGAACTTAACTATAGCTGCCACATTAAAGATTGCAAACATTGGATTAATTTTTCTAAAGACCACAACTGCACTCTCGTAGCAGTTTACAATCATGGACCCATGACTCTCAGACAAGTGGCTGAGCGCATTCAGCTTTCTTTTGCAAGGGTCAAGCAAATTGAAACCAAAGCGTTTCAAAAAATTAAAAAACGGCTTGAAAGCTTTGATTCTTATTTTTAATGCCGTTATTGGATTATATTACTATTTATTTTTGAGTTTCTTTAAATAGAAAAGGAGATTTTTTTAAAATGGCTCGTAAAACACTTTTGAACGAACAAGAGATTCGTAAATTTTTGAAGCTTGCAAACATTACCACTGTAGGTGATGCTAAAATCCAAGAAATGGGTGGCAAGTATTATGATCGGGATGCTCCCGAGACCCCTCAATCTGAAGATGATCCTGACGATGATGCCGGCGTTACCAACGAAGAGGCTGAGTTTGATCTTTCCGAAGAAGAGGAAGAAGAGGTTGACATGGACATGGACGCTGATGATGGCGCCATGGAAATGGACGCTGATGTCGAAATGGGTGATGAGCCTATGGATGACGACGGTGAATTAGATATGGGTGGCGTTGAAGGCGATGAGCGTGAAGAGCTTATGGCCGATGTGGTTCGCGCAGTCGCCCAAGCACTTGGAATCGAAGACCAAGTGTCTGTCGAAGCTGGAGAAGATGATGGCATGGAAGGGGGTGATATGGACGCAATGCCAGAGCCAGCGCTTGATGACGAACCTGCGTTAGACGTTCCTGCTGAAGAGCCGGAGATGGCTATGGGCGATGATGCCGATGAAGAGCCAATGATGGAAGAAGAAGAGGAACTCGAAGAGTCTAATGAAGATGAATTAGTTGCTGAAGTTGCACGCCGAGTTGCTCAACGTCTCCAGCAAGATAACCAAAAAGATAAAATGGTTGACGCACTTGCTGAGAGAATCATGAAGCGTTTAACAAAATAACTTGACAAATACAAAACGAGCTATTATAATAACCACTAGATGATTCGCTAGTGGTTATTTTTTTGGAGATACAGTGGAATTTATACTTTACCTGTTGGTTTTTGTGTTTGGCTATGTCACTCATCGAACGTTTCACACATACATGGCAGCAAAGACCGGCTCACTAATTTTTTTACATAGTAAACTTACATCGCTTTTAATGTTAATAAAATGTATTGAAAGCTATAATTACATTAAGGCTTTTGGCATGATGCAGTTACAAAAAAATGAAGCGACCAACAAACAGGTCGAAGCCTTTACAACAATGATTGATAATGACATAAGTTTTTTCAAGAAACAGTCAATCAAAAACATCAACAGCCTTATTCCTGAATATTTGAAAGTGCTTGAACACTTTGAAGATTGGGACGAGGCAATGATGTTTCTAGTCAAATTTAAACAAGAAATACCAGGGGAGTTCTTAAATGATCAAAAAAATTAAACAAATTATTAAATCTGAAACCGAGCAGCCAGAAGAAAAGAAAGTAATTCTACTCGACCCTGCGGCGATATCCGGTCCCTCCGAGCCTGATATGCGTATTGTGGGACTTTTTGCAGATGTCAATGAAGAGAAGATTGCTGAAATCTTGCATAATATGCTTTTCTTTAATGAAATAAACATACAAAACCCAAAAAAGGCTTTGCCAATCACATTTTATATTTCTACCTATGGAGGTAATGCCGATGACATGTTTGCGATGTATGATATGATGAGAAACATTCGAGAATCGTCGGAGATTCACACTGTCGGTCTTGGCAAGGTTATGTCTGCTGGAGTCTTAATGCTTGCAGCAGGAACAAAAGGTCAAAGATATGTTGGCAAAAACTGTCGCGTTATGATTCATTCTGTCATGGGAGGAAACCATGGCTCGCTTCACAATATGATGAATGAGATGGAAGCAATCGAACAGCTACAGGATATGTACTGTGATGCGCTTATTGCAGAGACAAAGCTCACAAGAATCAAACTTAAAAAAATGTTAGAACGCAAAGTTAATGTCTATTTATCAGCAGAAGAAGCGGTCGAATTAGGGATTGCTGACGAAATTATATGAGGTTTTTTACATGGGCGATTATTTGAAAGATATGTTTATTGAAGTGCGTGAGACAACGCAAGAAAAGGACAATGATATTTTAGATTTGGTCTATAGTGCGATTATGGAGTCAACTACAAAGCCACTTGTGACTGAAATGGCAGCGGATAAGGCAAGAGAATTTGTGTTGTCTTTGCCAAAGTTTACCCCAACAGAGGCGTGGGGCAAACCTGATTCAATTGAAAGAGAACAAATCACTAAGCTGTTCAATGCGATTGGTGGTGGCCGCTCCATTGAAGG